CTTGCTCGTTTTCGTATAGACCGGAAGTTTCTTGGATAGATCAAAAAGCGCATTGTAAGGAATATGGTCGCACGGATAACCATTGACGTCGTGCGAAATTGAGGATGCTGATTTCTTAGGGCGGTCGAAGCTGATGTTATATTTTTCTTTTAGTAGGTTAATGCTCACAAAGTGCTCTCTCTTATTGGGTTGTGCGTAGGTAACTCCAGACGGAAACGTTTGTATCGTTGCCACTTGCTGACCGTTTTTTTCGACGATCCAAAATTTATTTTTGACTACAGTTTTAGCTGATAACGACATTGGTTTCATCCTGTTTAACTAACGCAAGCATAATCTCGAATCTTTCCCTTGTCTCTTTTAGACCGGGGTGTTTCTCGCACAGATCGTTTAATTTTGCTTCTTCCTGCATTTTCTTAGCGGCCCAATCAAGGACTGCTTTTGTCCTATCATCGAGTTGGACAATTGAGTGGGTTGTTGGTACCACAGTGGAGTTGCCATTCCCATCGATAATTTTGTATTTACGCAATGATCCATCCCAGTACACCGAGCCCGACGACCACGGCATGTTACAGACCGGCGACAGACCGCCTAGACCAAAACCAGTTGTAAAACTATTTTCGATCATCTGGCACCTTCTTAATCATGTGCGCCGGCAAGAAATAAGAATTTGCGCCGGGCCTAAGGGTTTCAATATCCTCTGACTTTAGTTCAGATAGAATCTTTCGTTCCTCTTCCGTCAAATCTAAAATTGCTTTCCCTGGATATTGACGATGCTGCACGAGCATTGAGCTGTACTCATATTTATCGAGCAGCCCGTGCAAAATTGACTTAGGCGTTTTGTTGGTCATACATTGATCCACCAGTCAAAGCATCCATAATTTTTTGTTGCTCGTCGTATTTAAATTTTGCGGCACGAAGGATAGTCAATACCTCGGTTGCCTCAGACCGACATTGGTCAGCGCGACCATACGCACCATAGATTTCAATCTCGCCCAAAACGAACATGGCCTTTTCGAGCGCCTCGCGCAAAATTTCTTCGCCACTAACGGTACTTTCAGGTACCACTTCGGCTTCCGCAAGTGCGTCAAGTTCTTTCATTTTGTCAATAAATTCACTCATTTTTCAGTTGCCTTTCTACAAGAACTACATTTACACGTTAACCATCTTTTGCCGCCGACGGTCCCTGGGTTACCACAACTATCACAAGTTTTCTCACTCATGAATTCCATCATTGCGATGATGCCGTTAGTATAAGCATCGCCGCCCGACACATAAAACCTAAGTCCGCCAAATTTTTCTTTAACTTGCATGGCGACTACTTGCGAACAAAGTGGTTGCTTCACTGCGTCTAATTCCCATCCAAATAATTTTTTGTTACGGATTGCGCGAAGTGCTCGTGCCCTTCGTGAGCGGCCCGAAGTAATGTGCCCTTGAATTAGGGCACATCCGTTATCGATTAGCCCAAGCCAGCCGTCGCCCACAGACATCTCACATCCTCGAAATATTTTAGGATAACTGGCTCGCAGCTTTTTGCTATTAAAATTTTGGCTCATTATGTCAACTTAGTTAAATTTGCGGGCAACTTGCTCGCGGGTTACTCGGCTACTGACCCAGGAAAGATCCTCGGGCCATTGTGCGGGCGGGACCAGCTGGCATACAAATTCTTTCGACTTAGCCAGCGCATCTTCCAGTGAAGATGCGTCTACTTCAAAAATATGCTCCACAAAAATGGAGACGTCGAAATGGTCAGTCGACGGAGGAGGGCCAAAGTCTCGGTCCTTTAATGAATAGTCAACTTCAACCTGCGCGTCAACAGATCTTACGAACGGATCTTCCAGCGGGGCGTCGGAGCGGCTAGTAAAGGTCTTGTTAGCTATTTTCTCAATGATGCGGAGAATTGATTCGCTGCTAACTGGAGCAAAACTTACATCATCGTACGCTTCGTCGGCAGGAACGTTTCGGCAACATGCCTCAGATTCATATGCTAGTAACCAAGCTGGATCAATCCAGCGAAATGCTTTGTTGCTTTCGTAGTCATGTGCCTGGGCCTCATACACGAAAAAAGTTAGCCGACTATATACACAAGAGCCACACTCTTCTCCATCAGCATTCAAAACATCAACTATTGCTGCGTTGGGATAACAGTTCCAGCCAAAGTCGCCGCCACCATTAATTCGTCCGCCGCCAGCGGCTAGGAAATCAATTAGATTCATTTTGCAAAACCCTTTCTGGATATGGAGCGCCGAGCATATTTGCATATGTTGCGGGCTGCTCGCTTAGTTTAACTAGATTATACTTGCCACAGAATTTTAGGAAATGTGCGCCAACCATTGCATTATTTTTCGCAACAGAATTCTCTTTAACGCAAGCGTCGATCATTGCGCGGATATCGGCTGGTTGTGCGGTCAGATCTATTAGACCGACATTTCGATTATAGTCATCCAGCACCTTATGCTCCACGCCTTTGTGGTCAACCCAACGCTGAAGCATGAGGTTGTTCCAATTAAATCCTTGCTTATCACGATCCGCAAATGCCTCAATCAATCCAACTTTATTTTTCGAACCCTTAGTGCGGACGCCAGGATACGCGCTGAACACGAAATCAGAAGAATCGCCGCGCATACATTTTTCAAACAGGATAAATTGTGGATTAGGAATAGTTTTCGGCAGCTTTGTTTTCTTGTCAATTACTGGGCCCTTAAGATTAAAGATGCCCTTAATCGTATGCAGTTCGCGCGCCACTCCACTGTATTGCGTAACGTTTTCGGCAAGTAACTGGTAAAAGTCTGTGTCGGTACTGACGATAACATGATCGTCGTCGGGATGCCCCTGAACCCAGCCAGCAATTAAGTCATCGCCTTCAAGTTTGGGGTGCTGTAGGATAGTAACATTAGAGCGAGTAGCTAGGAAGTCAAGCAAATCTTGCAGAGCTTCATAGTACATTTTAGATTCTTTTTGTTCGCGCTCAGTTGCCTTCGATCGCTTTACATCACGATTTACTTTGTATGGAGCATAGACGTCCCGCCGCCAGCTTTTGCCTTCGAGGCACATAACGACGTGGTTAGCTCCCTGATCACGCCATGCTGCTGCGATCCCCTGCAGAGTTGCGTGGAGCGCAAATGCTACGCGCTCTTCTATATCTTGTCCATTGGCCGACGCATGAATACATCGAAAATAGGAGTTAAAAGTGTCAACTACGAGGTATTTTTTGCGTTCTTTAGCCATAATGTATGATAACAGGTTAGGTCATTCTTGTCAAGGCAATATTTAACCGAATTATTCGGATCTCTTGTGCATTACTTATTAATATAGCACAATAAAAGAATAAAAGCAACATAATTTGATAAATAGTGGGCTAATTTAATACCAGAAAATGGATATGGGGGCGGAGTATCCGGAATACTTAATGGTATGTACGGAAAAGATCATACGGAAGAAAATAAACGCCTAATATCAAAAAGGAATAAAGGTAGAATTAGATCTGAGGAAACCAGACGGCAAATATCCGAAACAATGAAGGGTCGTCCATCTCCATTGAAAGGAAAAGTTGGGTGTTTCAAAAATAGAGCGAAGCATATTCCTGGGCTTAAACGTAAGCCACCATCGCCAGAAACTATAGAAAAAATAAGGAATGCGACAAAAGGCATTCCCCGCCCACGTAAGAAACATCAAGGGTAATCTTGATTTCGATTACTGGGGTCGGCGATGTGTTGCTCCCACGATTCGGCTAACACATTTCGGCAAATAGAGTTAAACCATTGGTCCACGATTTCAATATCAGTTTTTCCTTTGTACCCAGCCTTAACCAATCGGGCAACGAAAATCTCGTTCCAGTCTAAGTCAAATGATCCATCTGATGGATTATCTAGATCTAGACTGACCGTAAGCACCGTAACAAATGGCTCGCCTTTAGCAGTGGCTATTTCTTTAGCAGTTAGTTCTTTCTTTGCGACTTTGGGTTGCCGTGGTTTGCGTGGCTTCTTTTCTTTTACTACAACGACCACTGGTTCCGGAGCAGCGACCGGCTCAGGTACGGCGGCAGGTTCCATAACTGGCTGTGGCAATAAATCAGCAAACCATTTCTTAATCGACATTATCTTCTCCTGTTACGACGGCACATTGCTTGAGGACGTCAGCAAAAATTGAATCATCGTCGCCGAGAATTAACCAAGAAGCAGCATATCCGTCTGAGTGAGATTCCCATGCTGCCTTAGCGTCGGCTTTGCTGATGTTGTAGCCTTTAGCGTTACATACCCGCACAATGTGGGCAACGTCAGATGCCCATCGAAAATATGGCTCACGCAAATGATCTGGTGGAACAAATTTTAATGTTTTCATACTTTTCTCCTAAGTTGCCCATGCATTTTTAAACAAAAGAACTTGCAGACGATCACTGTAACGTAGCCCGTGTTTGATGGCAAGTTCTGCCACACGTTTGTTATTCAATACGTAGACACTTTCAACTCCGCCTACAGGCATTAAGTAAACCGGCCCTTCAAATCCTGCATCGCGATATTCTTTCATTGCAAGTAAGGCTTCGTCCACGTCTTCCTCTGAAGCAACAACAAATTTAAGGTAAGTGTAACCAACCTTTTCGTAACCACATACAATTTCCGGACGGATAGCGTCTTCGTGCTTTTCGCCACTTACTGATAGCTTTGGGCTAATAGAAAACGTTACTTGACGATCGATGAATCCTTCATGCTCATAACGCCAGTCGTCCAAATATTTTGCTAATTCTGGAGAAAGTGTTTGTGAGCCGTTGGTTTCAAACGTAATCTCTTTCAACGACTGCATCTTAGGATGATCAAGCAGATCAGGGTACGCACGTTGCCAACCAAGCAAAGGTTCGCCGCCCGTAATCACAAGATGCTCGTCCTGCCATCCTTTGTGTGGCAACATTTCCATAATACTTTCCACAATAGAGTCGGTTTCCAGCATTGGACTCAAATGTTTAAAGCGAACGTCCCACGATGCATAACTGTCACAGCCAGTTGTGACAAGTGGCAGATCATTGTAGATCTTAAATGTTTTGGCATGTGCCGCAACATCGTCACGTTCTGTGCTGATTTCGCCTTTCAGCATACCAAAGCCGCCACATGTAAAGTTACAACCGAACGTCCGCAGAAAAATACTCGGTACCCCCATATATTTTCCCTCTCCCTGCAAAGAATAGAATAATTCAGAGACCTTGATTTTTGCCATCAGTGTATTCCTTTAATTGATTTAACGATATACATTTTCTCACATGAGAATCCTTCTTTTTCCATTTACTACCAGGTAAGCACCAACCTCTAATAGTAGTATGGTCAACTATTGTCGCTTTGAATCTTAGAACTCATTGTCTCCCCGATGGCCGCACCGCATTGCCATATTACTTGGAGTTTCACGGACCTCTACTTTACTGCACCAGACACGAGCCGCTTCTCCAGTCCCACATGATGGCAGGAAAATTGTATTCACCCATTCATATAGGTAGTCGGCAAGCCCTTCACAACCAGTCTTTTCAACTTCTGTAATTTTTGCTATTCCTAGTTCGCCGAGTCGTTTAATATCAGCATAATGTGGATCATCTTGTGCCAGTAATGTCACATGATCAAAGTTTTCTTCTAGGAAATCTTTTAGTGGACGCAAGCCGCCGTAATCAAAGCACCAATTGCGAGCATCTAACGTGTCGCATTCAAACTCAAACTTAAAAGACAAAGCATACCCGTGAATCTGATTGCAATGCGAATCGGCGCGCCACTGGCGGTATGCCAGCGGTGCGATATGTGAATATTCCTTAGTTGAAATGTATTTCATTATTGTTCCTTATTATACTATGCCACTGCCACAAAGTCAATTATTTTCCCACCAGTTTTCATACGGGAAGACAATCCATTCATCTTTTTCGGCTTTATTAATTAGCTCACCGAAATATTGTGGTGGGTGGATTACTTTGCTAGCTTCATTATCGATAACGACAGCGAACCGAACATTGTCGGCCCACCGAATTTTCCCTGGTGCGGCCGACGATTCCCAGTCGGAGACAATCCAGTTAAATGTAGCACCAGTATCGTTAATATCATCAACAATAAGAATGCGCTTGCCTGCCAAAGCATCTTCAGCAACCCACAGATTCGACTCTGCGTCACCTGCTCCGTCACGCAATGCAACATCCAGCGTAATCATTGAGACTCCTAGGTAATGACTAATCATAACAGCGGGCAATGCTCCGCCGCGAGTAATGCCGACGATAAGCTCTGGCTTCCAATCGTCGCGCGACATCTGCCGAAGAATTGTATTGCAGTATCCGCCAAGTTGATGAAAGCTGATGTGTCTTTTCGAAATCATGATATCCTTAAAAATTAAGAGTAAAGGTCACTGAATCTGTATATGCGCCAACTGGTGCATTTTGTGCATCGATTTGTTGGATAGTTCCATTAACGGTGACGGTAGTTATGAGAATTTTTTTCATGACATATCCTTAAGTGATTGTAACGTGATAATGTGAGCAAGTGATTGTGCTAGATCTTCTGTATCCGGAATTATAAACAAAGAACTAATATGTTCATCGCGACGATTATCATAATATGAGGCTGTAATTGCTATGCCGCCTTCACCGGGCATAATCCTAAGAGAAAATCCCTTAGCATCGAGGCTGTTATCTACTGGTATAGCTGAATTTTTTTGATGCGCCTTTGTTGCTGCGCCACCTATTAAGTTATAGATTGACTGAAATCCTGGACGAATAACTGACGGCTCGAATTCGTTGTCAGATGCCCGCAGCCATTTAAGAAATCTTCTTCTTATATTCATAAACATTTTGTGGTTCCTTTTTATTAACAGTGTTTAACTAGGTTCATAAATTCATTGCGCACTGCCGGGTCTGTCCTAAAGCATCCACCTAGCTTGCTAGTGACCGTAGATGACCCCACATCTTCGACACCACGTGATTTTACACAGAAGTGTTGCGCGTGAATAACAACTCCGATGTCGTCGGTCTCCAGGATGCATTGTAGGGCAAAATAAACCTGTTCGGTTAATCGTTCCTGAATCTGTGGCCGCTTGCTGAAATACTCAACAATACGGTTGATCTTTGACAACCCAAGGACCTTTTGTTTTGGAATGTAGCCCACCGTTGCTAGTCCGTCGATCACAACTAAGTGATGCTCGCAATTGCTTTGCACGTTGACATTGCGCTCGATGACCATTTCGTCATATTTCATTTTATTGTCGACCGTAGTGCATTTCGGGAAGGCTTCATAGTCCAAACCCCAAAATACCTCACCGACGTACATCTTTGCGACGCGCTTTGGTGTTTCGATTAGACTATCGTCAGTTAAGTCTAATCCAAGCGTATTCATAATATCTCGAAACTTAGATTCGATAATTTCAATTTTTTCTGTGCGAGTCAGACTATTTACTGTCATTGGTGTTTCGACGCCCGCAGCCAATAGGTGTGCGTGTACTTTAAGGCCTAGTTCTGGATCGCATTTGGTTTTATTAAACGACATACTGATAACCCTCCTTTGTGATGGTTTTATGTTTTGAAGTTGCGGCACCGTTGTGTCCCGCACTATTATTTATCTTTTTCTGCAGACCAGTTGGTATTTAATGGCTCAACGATGTACTGATCAAAGTGAAGATCATCAAAATAAACGACTAAAGACTCGTTTGGTAGATGACCGACGGTGTAATCATAGCTTAGAGTAATATGGGGACTAAATTCCGGATAAGCATGTTTCGCCCCGTGCTCTCGAATACATTCCTCATGTAAATCCCTGAGCTCTTCGCTTTCGATTTTAAGCACAAGGCACGGCGTACCGCCATCAGCGTTGGGAAATAGCTCAAACCCGACTCCGTGTGCCTTTAAAGGCAACGAAACAGGGATATTTTTGATGGAATCACACGAAACCTTGCTATAAACGACAGTGGTATGCAGCGACTTAGCACTGATAGCATTTTCAACGTTAATCATATCCATCAAAGATGCTATTTTTTGCTGAGTCCCTTCACTTGGGACAAGTCTGGCATATGTGCCGTTGTCCCAAGCGATTTCATTTGCCTCGCTCATTTCTTGGCAGTCGAATTCATACGGTTGCGGGTTCGGACAAACTTCTGCCACGTGGTGCTGGCATTCCGGTACAGATCAGCCTCGTCGAATTTAACAGCCGGATACTGCATCCGGCAGAAATTCAAATACTCATCTAGATCTGCAAAGATCTGGTTAACTTCGGGCTTCATGCGCAGGTATTTTTTGTTGTACGATGCAATTGCCATTTGTTGCTCCTATTTACGACTGGTTAATTTACTTCTTTTACACTAACTTCTATTGTAGCACGTTTGTTAAGACAGAGTAAAGCTATTTTCCGAATTATTTACTCGGACTTGCTGCCGACATCTTTGCTACTATTTCTTGCACTAATTCCTTTGATTTTTGTTTTTTCCGCAAAAGATTTATGACGGTTTCTTCTGGATCTTCCCGACGAACGGCATTAACCGCCTGCTGACAAAGCATTCCATAAGTAATACTCAGATGTCGTAGCTTCATATGCATATCGTCGCTCATTTTGCCCCCACATCTGCTAACTCGTCGGCAGTCAGATATTTAAATGCCAATTCTTGAGCTTCGTGCGGCAAAGTAAAGTATGCCCGCGAAATCATATTGATTACATTTTGCTCATCGCGGTTATCCATCGGTTTCTTAGTGCTCGCCTGATAAGTCTTTAGATACTGCTCCATCAACTCAAGTCCAAATTTGCCGGTTAGCGGATCAACCTTGCAGTCCTCGCTAAATCCGTTAAGATTAAACACAAGCGCACGTTTGAAACATTGCTTGCATTCACCGCATGGCTTGCCGTCTGTATGGAACCAACACGATACCGAGTTAAGGATTTCTGCCTGCGTCAGACCATTGACTAACGCCCACTGGACGGACTCGCGCTTTGTCCACCCCATCTCAACGAATGGAAAACGCACCTTTACGCCATCAATGAACGGAGACAGCACATAAGACACAAGATTGCTTGTCTCACTGCGGAATTTTTCGTTTTTATCTGTGCCCTTGGGATTATCTTCGTCCCAGACCGTGCCCATCCAGACTTCATCTGCTAACTCTTGACATGCAGCCAACGCCGAGAAGATTAGATTGCGTCCCGGAATGTAGATGGCACCAGCAAATGGGTCTTCTGCCTTAGCTACTGGTTTGCATTTGTCGTTAAGCCAATCAACAGTGCGAACTTGAACAAAGTCTGGCAACGTCGACAGCTCTTTTTCTTCTGATGCTGCGCCATGCTTGTAGTAAAGGCAAACGATCTCAGCATCAGGATAGGTGATCTTAGCGTATTGCCGCATAATCAAACTATCTAATCCGCCGCTGTACAGAATTGCAATTTTTTTACGTTGGTTTGACATCTTGTCTCCTGTTTTCTTTTCCGACCAGTGGGTTATCTATAAAGATCACATATACTTCGGTTTGTTCTCTAATGATCTGTGCTTGAATGGGATCGTCTTCATAGTGACAAACAATGTTTGCGCCTTCAGCGTTCAATTTATTAATTGTGGCAGCTTTGTGTTCGCCGGACGTAGCCCGAGTTTTTTGGTGAAATCCAAGCGGGTTAAAGTAGACTTCGTTCATAATACCACGGGAACGAAGCATGTCGTATGTTTCGACAGATTCCTGAAACGATCTGCCAGTAATAATAAGGTCTTCGGCGCCGGGAAATATCCCCGGCACCTCATGACCATTAAATATTACGCCGTCAATATCAAACGAGGCGATCTGCATGATTACTTCTTCATTCTTTCCAGGTGGGCACACGAACCGCTTGCCATCTGACTGTTCATATACGCAGATGCACCTTCCTTGGTAAGCTGATGTCTTGTAATATCTGTCAGCTCGCCCTTTGCCAATGCTTCACACTCCAGCTTGGAGTCAGCATAATACATTTGCTGTGGCGGAGTCTTCTGCGTCCATGCCGACGGACCACGCAATGCGCCGATAATACCCATCTCACGTGCGGTCTTAAGATAGCGCAAGCCATCAATAACTACACCTGCTGAGTTTTCCGAATCACATACGCTAAGACGGATATCAATCTTAATTGGAGCATCACCAAAGCCACGAGCCCTAATGTCGAAGAACGCAACCTTCTCATCTGTGCCACGCGGAATGTATGCAGCCGGACCGGCGTACAGCTGACCGTCCTCAACTGGAATACCACGTAAATCATTCTGCGACCGAATTACGTTCTCTTTGGAAATCTTCTTCGACTTTAGCCGAGACTTAACTTCCATGTTAGCGAAGTCAGTATTGAAGCCCATGTTAATTTGCGCATGGAAATCAACACTGGCCCCACGATCAAACAGTAGTTCTTGCATTGCCTGCGAGATAATACTTGCGCCAACTTGTGACTTCATGTCATCGCCGAGCAACGGCAATCCGGCATCAATGAACTTCTGTTCCCATTCTGGATTGGATGCAATGAATACGGGCATACAATTCATAAATGCACAGTTTGCATCAATGGCACATTGCGCGTAAAACTCAGTGGCAAGTTGTGACCCGACCGGCATGTAGTTTAATACGATATCAACCTTGTTGTCCTTCAATAGTTTGACAATGTCAACGGGCTCTTCATTCGACACACGAAACCCCAAACGTTCAGGTTGGGTGTTCTGCATAAAATCAGATACCCCATCTAAAGGATGGCCCATTTGAACAATCGGGCCATCTGGTGGACGCGGGTTAAATATCCTCGCACAGTTCGGCAAAGCAAAGATTGCTTCCCCAACTGGACGACCTACTTTGCGACGGTCAACGTCAATGGCTGCTACTATTTGAATGTCTGCTGGATGGTATCCGCCGATCCGCATCATCATTACACCTGGAATATGTCCGTTATCGGGATCAGTGTCCTTGTAAAAATCAATGCCTTGATACAACGAAGAAAAACAGTTACCCACACCGCAAACGGCTACGCGAATTTTCTTACTCATAATCTTAATTTCCTTTTTGTTTTGTACCCGACGTTAATCGGATAAGTTTCTTTGGAATTGAATGACAGACAATTTCCATTTATACTTAATTGTAGCAGAAATCATCTTTAGTTGTCAAGTCCTAATTCAAGATTGGCCAGGTTTTTGTCAACCTTTCCATCGTACTCGGAAAGTTCGGCTAAGTCCTCTTCAATCTCAGGCCCTTGTGTTCCGGCTTCTTCGGTAAACAATTCGGCAAATTTTGTTGTGGCGTTTGTCGTCTTGTTTCCCTTAAAACCCCTACTACCACTCAGCTTGCCCCAAAATTTGGTGTTGTGCTGAATGATACTTTTCGCTTCCTCTCTTGTAGAGGCTGCAAAAATCTTGTCGACGAGATCCTTAGTAGTAATCAGCTCAAATCTCTCATCTATTAGCTGTTTAGGATATTTATCATTTTTTAAATAAGACTCGATTGCTCGTTGTACCGAATCTACGTGAGCAAACACGTTGTGGCCCATTTGAAAGACATAACTTAATACGTCCCAACTCGTTTTGCCTTCCTTGCCAATCCGGTTTAGGTCGCCCGGCTTGTAGATGCAAACATCTTTCCCTTGCATCCGAAGACTAATAGGAGATTCATCAAATTTCTTGTACCCGCGATTTTCTTTCAGCACTTCGCTAAACAACCGAGTGTCTGCAGAATATTTCTTATCGTCGACCGATCCATCCATTACCGTAGTCCAACGACCGCGATCCTCTTCAAGCATGTGAACATAAATTCCGCCGTTAGCAACCATAAGAAACGGCGATGCCGAGTCAAAGCTGATAGTAACGTTTGGATTGTGATATTTGCGCAATGCAGCCTGCACGTCGGTAAAGAAACAGGCCCAAGGCAATTTACCAAGACCCAAGAAATGTAGCCAGTCGTGCTTGCCTTGCTGCAAAAGTCCATCATAGACGATGTCGACTAGCCTATTCAGGATAAGTTCGGGATCTGTCACGCTTTGTCCGCCCATAGCCCAACCGTCAAAGTGATGATCTGGATATTGCTTTGGGTCGCAATACTTTTTCATCGTGTTATACCAGTCGTTCGCCTCAGTGAAGTTTTCTCCCTGAAGCACGTTTAGAAACTTACATGCGCCAGTGCGATGCTTGATGAAGTAGTCGTTGTTAATTTGTGTTGCGTCGACTGCGTCTTGGTACGACGCAATGCCAATCTTCTTAGCTGCGTCGGGATTCTTACATGCCCATACAGGAATATCTAGGGCCATGCCATAATCCATATACGAGTCCATCCAAGTTAGCACTTGCTGGCGCTTCTTCATTGCCTTAGGACAAGCTGGATTTTTCCAATCGCCCTCCCATACGCCCTTACCAATTTGGAATCCTCCCGAATCACCTAAAACAAAGGAGTCAGTGCGATCACGCATCCGTACCATATTTTCTTTTGCGTCGGGCTTATTGACGTCGATGTTGGCGTGGCCAGCTGAGTACAGCATCCACTTGTAATAAAAATATCCGTTGTTTTTATCTAGCCAGTTTAGTCCCGCAAGTCCATTCTCAAACCCTACAGGAAGGCGTGATTGTGGAGTGTAAGCTGGATCTTGTTCATGCTTGCCGAGTGTGCCCGAATAGAAAGAACTTAACGCCGGCAAGTAGATCGGAGTATTCGGAAATCCGTTTTCCCCGGTCTGCTTAGTGGTTAGATCAATGCGCTCTTTGCTCATGTGTCTTATTTCTGTTGGGCTGGCAAAATATATTGGTACGTCGCGAGCCCACTGTTAACGGTAATCTCAGCGGCGCCTTCGTCGCTAATGCGGAATTTCTTATCGCCTGGCAGGCTCAAGATGCTTTGCACGACTGAAATTGGCCAGCTAAAACCTTTGGTCAACGTGCCAGTGATTCCCTCAGCAAATACGAAATTGCCAGCGTGTGATGAATGATCGCCAAAATAAAACTTCAATGCTCCGCCTTCGGTCTTGGCAATAAAGGTAGTTTCTTCGCTGTTTGCGCTTGCCATAAATTTTAGACGTTGGATATTTGCCATTGTTGGCTCAAATTCTACATTCCACTTTACGCCCTTAAATTTTGTTGCTTTCAATTGCTCGTTGATAAGCTCTGCACTCATATAACGATAGTCGTTTTTGAAGTCGCCTGTCTTGTTTTCAAAGTGCAACCCAGTTGGCACCGAAACACCAGCAATATCCTTAGTGCTAACGGTAATCTTTGAGTTTTCCTTGTATTCCGGAATGCCCAAAATTGTATTCAACTTGCCTAGGTTTGGCATACCGAACTGGCCAACAAATTCTGGTACTGGATTATTTGTTTTGGCTTGAACAATAACGCTGCGGTCATCTGCCATTGCATAAATTGCGGTTTCTTCTTTTGTTCCGGTAACCTTAACTAGGTCAATAATTCCAAGTCCGAATGTGTGTTGCGTAATATCTTTTAGATAATCTAATGGCATGTCAATGCGCTCCTGTATGGTGTAATAACTAGTATAGCAAAAGTATTTAGGTCAAAGCAAGGGTTACGGCAAATAAATCACTCGAATGAAAACAAAGAATCAAACGACGACTGAATGTCCGTATTGTTCGTCAAATCCCATTTTAGTAGGCCCAAAAGGTTTTCGACTTTTTTGTTCACAATGGTTAGTTCCATTAGACTGTTGTCAAATGGCAATTCCTTAAACCATTCTGGAACATGCATTACGTCAATTGGATAAGCAACCGACGTATAGCCCATTGGATTGGCGCGTAGCTTACAGACGATAGTTTTCATACCGTCGACAATTTTCATGCTGTAATTGTCGCCGTGCATCCGCCTCAGGTTGTTCCAATTAATTGCCGCCCGCACATGCCCTGGCATAGTGGACTTACCTTCGCGCCTCTCAGTCTCGGCATAGTTGGTTAGGTTGTTCACGCGCTTCGGCGTACCCTTTTCCCATGGCGGCAAACTTGCAAACGTGTATTTAAATTCACGGATGTTTTCGATAATCTTTTCCTTTGACACATGAGTTAGCGCGTCAAGTAGAATACGACTTAGGAAATCCTGAACCACCTTAGGCGTATCGCTACGCTTTAGATCCAAGCCCATTGCCTTAACTTTTCCTAATCCAGGAACAATTCCTTTCTTCTTAGCAGTGGCTTCGTCAAGTTGATCAAGGCGAACACCTTCAAGATCATAGATCATTACCGCATAGCGTTTCTTCTTAATGAACAGCCCAGTGCTCGCAACAAGCTCACGTCCTCCGCGGATCAGCGCGCCACGTTCTCTTGGGCAATGACAGGATTTTTCCATCATAGCCGGGAAACTGGCATTAACCTGTTCAGCAATTCCATTGTACATCTGAATGCAGATTTCTTTGTTCCATTCAATTTTGCCAGCTTCGACTTCGTCTTTAATCAATGGCCATGCGCTAAAATATACCGAGTCAGTATCGCCATACACAACTGCTTCGCCGTCATGTGAATAAACGCCAGTAATGCTTTCGTTTACATGCGAGTCCATATGCTTTGCAATAATACGTCCGGTTAGCGTGGTGCTTTGGCCCATGCGATGGTCATGGAATCTACAGCCCGGATTAAGCAATGCGCCGTACAATGCATTCAAGTTAATCTTTTTAACTAGTTGACGCTTATCCCAGTAAACAACTTCTTCAAGGTCTGTCGCAGCTTTCTTTTTAGCTTGTAACACTTCACGCTCGGAATACCATCTAGCAAGAAGCCCCGGAATAATTCCCTCAGTTTCATACGAGAAGATCGTGCCATTTGCACTAAGCATCCACTTTTGCCCACCCTCAAATATAATGCGCCATACTTCGTCGGCGGAGTGAGTCGTAGGCTTGTTGTCGCCTTCCCAATCAATTGTAATCTCTGTGCCAACTTCCATGTTCATTACAGAAGTGTACTCGAGACTACCAAATAATCCTTCCCATGCGCCAGCAAACGACATTCCAATTACTCGCTTGCCGTTAACGATGCGCTCCATCATCTTGTCTGCAATATACTTGTCCGTCATAATTGGCCGTAGCTGACCGACAATTGTTTCTGGTCCCATGTTTAATGCCCGCATTGTGGACGGATACAGGGATTTAATATCGATTAGCCCAATGTAACTATGCATACCGGCCTTAGGCGTAGCCACATACGCACCCGCGGCTTTATCATCGTCGTTGTCTTCTCCAGGTTTTGGCATTTCGACGTGTTCTTTGCGTGACGGAGCAATATACCCTAGCGAATGTGCTTCGTTAATAATTGCCTGGTCAGTCATTGCCACTGTGCCCATTGTGGTGGGAAGCAAGACCGTATTTTCGTGTGCGAGTACGTTTGCTAAGTCAAGGAACTTCAACTTCTTGTCTAAGTTTGCAATTAGGATAACGTCTTGCCTGTTATAGTCTAGGAACTTATAAAAGTCCTGGTTATAAAGTTGATCGAGCGATCCCTCGTATGCGAGTTTTCGTTCGCCCAATTCAAACTCGCCGATGGTGTCAAGCGAATAACTGTGCCGCTCTTCGTAAGTATAGTTTCTGTAGAGCTGCATGTAGTCAAGATGGATACGGCCGATTAGATCATATGTAGTGTTAGTTGCTCCATATCGAGTATATTCGCGAGACTTTGGCATCTGATTCCACAAGCAAAGCCTGCGCAAATCATCTTTAGCTAACGTGCGAACAATACGTCCGACGATATACGGAATATCGTACCCTTCGCTGTTCCATCCAGTTAGGATGTCTGCATCCTCAATCAGATTTAGGAAAGTATCAAGCATATCCGATTCTTTCTCGAATATGTAAGTGTCTGAGAACTTGTCGGCAATTTCTGTCGCAGTTTCTTTTGACATAGCTTTGGGCGGAATTGCCAGAGTAACAAGTTTATCCAACCAATCCAAATAGACGGTAATAGCTGTAATTTTATTAAATGGATTGTCAATTGGCGCATAGCCACCTTGCTCAATATCAAAGTCTGTCTCGATGTCCAAAAAGCATGTATGCAATTTGGGTGCATCCATGCCCAAGTAATTTTTAGCAAGACAACGGAAGACTGGGTTGCAGTCATTTTCCCACAGCTTTTTGGCACTGTGGACTTTTTGCTCCCGACGAAATTCTTTGTTTGATTGGGTGGTAAACTTAGTGACCGGGGTACGAAACATTGTTAGGTGTTTGCCCTTAGGGTCATCGTAGTAAAACGTGTATTCAGCTGGCAAATCGCGATATACACGATTGCCTTCTTTATCCCGCTCCACAATGTGGATGCGGTCCTTAACCCTATCTAATAATGCGTCCACATAACTGATGATATTTCTCCTTAAATGTATAAAATACTTATGTTGATGCTACTTACAGGGAACCATAATAAATCCTTTGGCGAATTATATCAGAAGACAAAGATTAAAGAAGATTTACTAAAGACCCAATTTAATGTGATCAGTAAATGGGTCTAGAGAGTTCGGCCGACTGTGTCTAAGATATCACGTAGTGTTTCGTGATCGGCATCAGTGTCGCCGAACTTTGATTTTTGAGCAACCTTCAAGGCTTTCTTTAGGATGCCTGGTTTAATTTCCAGTTCCTCGGCAACCGCTTTAATTGTGTCAGATAGCCCGGCAGATAAATCTTCCACTTCGGTCATTACTGCAATTCCTTCATTGAACAACTGGGTCAACTTAGCTTTTTGCTCAGTTGAAAACATTCGGTTTGCCATTGTATAACTCCTTATTAATAACTAGTATAAATTATTTATTGGGAGAAAGCAAGGCCTTGATCAAATCATTTGGTGGATTTGTTGTACCACTTTGCTCATTGTCCGGAAATGCTGCTCAATGTGCAAATAGAGATCATCCGGTGGCCGTAAGGCAATCGCAGCGTACCCGTAGGCAATCATTCCCAGTTGCTGATAATATGTTGCGCTTGGCCATTTATTTTTCTTGTAACCTGATCCGTCAATAAACAAACACTCATCGCCGACCGTTGCATAAGATTGTTTCTTTTGATAACACGGCAATACTGATGTCTCTAGCAACGTAATGGCTACGGGCTTTTCGCCAAATGAATTAGATGTAAAATGCCTAGCTAATAAATTGGCTAAGTAGGATTCGAGGGTGTGGTCTAATTCGGGGTACACATTGGGCTCGACAATACTGATCATGTCGTGACTGGCTTTCACATAATGTGACCAGTTTGTCATTTGATGTCGTTACGAGTTTGCTACCTTTTTGCCAGCAGCCTTGAAGTATGATCTCATCATTCTAGCTGCCATCCGTTGCTTTTGTGTAAGATTGCCACGAAGGACATCTTCTAAGTTTTTGACAAATTGCCGGTCACATTCCGGATTGCCCTTTCCGTTTTTGAAGTAGCAGATGTCGTGCTCACGGGCCGCAGCATCCACTACATCAATTGGGTTTGGGTTTTCTGGATCGTCGCCTGCATTTCCGGGGCCGGCGTATTTACCATAGAACTTATAGAACTTTTTGGTCGGCCCAAACCCCTCCGGTGCCGGGGTTAGGTCATCGTCTTGAAATAGCTCGCCGAGAAACATTATTTTACTGAGTTCAACTTAACACCTAATTGCTTTGCGGCTGCCGGATTAGCTGCCATCGTTTGCACAAGTGCTTTCATTTGCTCTGTGGGCGTAGTTGCTGCATTTACTGCCGTACCTGTTGGTGGTGCAACTGCTCCTGCAGGAGGTGCTACTGGTGCGCCGCCGGCCTGCCCAGCTGCTGGCGGAACTGGTTGTCCCGCCACTGGTGCCGCCGTTGCTACCCCGGCTGGTGCTGGAGCCTGTTGCGCTGGAGTCATTGCTTTGCCTGGCGCTGGCAATGTTCCTGGTGCCACTGGTTTAACTGCGGCAGTTTTTGCAGTTGCTCCTGGCACTTGCGGCTGTTGTCCTGGCTTTGGTGGTTGCCCCGCTACTGGGGCAGGCGCTACTGTCTGGTCGATGGGTGCTTCGACCATTGGTAGTCCATCGTCGACCAAACGCTTCTTAGTTTCGCCCAAAGTGTCTGAGAACTTATCAAGCAATGCGCGAAGTTTTTTAATCTTAGCCATTTTTTCTGGAGACTTGCCTTCACCTAACCCGTGACGATTAATATGATCCATATCCTCATGGCTAACATACATATCTTTTTCGCGATCGTAGTATTTGCCTTCTTTTGGATCATAGTACAGAACCTTACCAGTCTTCATGCGGAACGGACCTTCAAGACCCTCATGTGACAAGTCGGTGTATTTTTCGCGATCGATGTCGGGGCCTACGCCTTTTGACTTAATACGATCCCATAGCTGACGATTTTCTGATTTGCCTTCCGAAACTTTCTTTTTCATTATTGGATAACCATCCCGACCTAAATGCTTTTGGTCTAGCGCCATCATTTTGCGCTGGTGTGGAGTAGTCATGGCCATAAATTTCTCATCGTTGCGCTTTTGCGCGACCTTTGCTTCGATCCCACGTTTAGCCCAAGTTTCTTTTGAGGCGCCATCATCTTCATTAGTCTTCTTGTTTGGGGTTACCAATCCAAGTTTGGTTAATCGACGAATATCGCTTGCTTGTCTTTTAATTTTCTCAGCATCTAGATAAGCATGATGTTCCCGCTGACTTGCATAATGTGCTTCACGAGAACGGACACATAAAATTTCGGCGGCGATCCTAGCCTTTTCGGCAGCACCTTCCGTCCCAAGTTTCTCAGCTAGTTCAGACTGATGATCTCTAATCCCAGCCAATTCGCGCGATGGTAATTTTTGGTACGGATGATTTGGATGCGGATTATCTGGTAAGTCAGGATACAGTCTCATTAAATACCTAGCTTCTGCCACCGGAGACTTAGATTTGCGTTTCTCCGCAGCATTAATGCCAATTAGGTTAGCTTCAGTAGATGCTGCAGATTTCGCTTTGGCTCGTGACTGACGATCAGCTTTAATTTGATCAGGATGCTTGTAAGTGCCGCCACCTGGCTTTGCACCACCAGCCCAACCATACTGAGTTTGGAACCATTTGCCTTCGTCAATATTATCGTCCTCGTCTACGTCTACTTCTGAAGGATCTTTCCTTCCTTTGCTAAGTGACTGAGCCATACGATATGCCTTCATTGAGAATTCTTTGCCGTACTTGTTACGAAGCATGTCGAGGTACTTAAACGATTCTTCGCGAGTATTTATATTCATTAGTCCAGCCAACTGTGCGGCTGCAGGACCAACGGCAGGGGAATGTCCAGGAGATACTTCTTCCTCGATGCTTTCGCCGGCGTAATCTTTAGTTAGCGCATCGTGCGTATTCTTATACAGCATATTCCTAATTGTTTCTTCGTATTTGCGGACGGTACCTAAAATAAACTTAGCAAAACGCGCAAGACCGATTGGCGACTCATCCATTACGTCAAGGAAGTTTCGATAGTTATTTGGAACACTAGCAAAACCATGTGCCAATCTTCCAAGACTATGCAAGTACATCTCCAAGTAAGTCTGATTATCCCAGGCGCCCTGATATCTTGTTTTGTCCACTGGTGTTTTGCTTAATTTTGCAAGGGAATTAGCAACATCTAGTGCAGCTTTTTGATCGCTCTGCCGCCAACCGGGATCAGTCGTATCAAATTTGCGGATGTTTGTGTGGATAAAATCAACAACCCTAGACATTTCTGAACGGATACGATCACCATATACTTCTTCGACTCGTCTTACATAGACATCAGCTTTGTCCGAATCATCTCCCTCGTGTCCAGCTGGTTTTGGATTAGCTCTTTTTTTGTCCGTCGTCCCTTGATTGCGTGAGCGTGTATATCCTGAAAAAGGAATTGCATAGTATTCGCCACGCGGAACCTTCTTTAGCTCTGTTGTCGCTGCATCAGTAGAGTATGTTATCTTACCATCAATTTCGCTTATTAAAGTTGCTGATGGTTGCCCGCCCCAAGAAAACCGAGGATTATGGTCATTTGACCCAATGGCAAATGCATTGCCATCTTTGGTTCTGCTTATAAAGACGCGATCCTGCAGACTGCCAGGCGATGGCTTCATTGTAACTGGATCTGGCAATTCAGTATTGGCCAGACTAAACTTGCGATAAACCGCATTAATAAACTGATCCGAAAACCCAACTGACCCTAGTGGGCTTGCTTCACTTAGCGTCGCCTCAGTAACTGGCTCATCGCGCATAGTTTTTTCTGTAGTCTTTACATACTGTACCAATGCTCTTGG